ATCTAATATGTTCTACCCTATCTTTATTACTGGTTTATCTGGTAATGGTAAGACTATGGGTGTTACTCAAGCTTGTGCTGAGAACAAAAGAGAACTTATCAGAGTTAATATTACAATCGAAACCGATGAAGACGATTTACTCGGTGGTTACAGACTTAAAGACGGTCAAACTGTTTGGCAGAATGGTCCTGTAATCGAAGCAATGGAAAGAGGCGCTGTTCTCTTACTTGACGAAATTGACCTTGCTTCTAATAAGATCATGTGTTTACAACCGATCTTAGAAGGATCTGGTGTCTTTGTTAAAAAGATTAACAGATTTGTAAAACCAGCCGATGGTTTCAATGTTGTTGCTACTGCCAATACTAAAGGTCAAGGTAGTGATGACGGTAAGTTTATCGGAACTAATGTACTTAACGAAGCGTTCTTGGAAAGATTTCCAATTACTTTCGAACAAAAGTATCCATCTGTGAGTGTTGAGGAAAAGATCCTTGTAAACACTCTTAAAAAGTCCGGTTTAGCCGATAAAGACTTTTGTAAAAAGTTGGTTACTTGGGCTGATGTAATCAGAAAAACCTACTTCGATGGTGGTGTTGATGAGATTATATCAACAAGAAGATTAGTCCATATCATCCAAGCTTTTTCAATCTTTAGAAAAAAGATTAAAGCGATTGAAGTCTGTACTAACAGATTTGACGATGATACAAAGAATTCATTTATGGAATTATATTCTAAAGTTGACGGCGGTGCTTCAGCGGAAGAGATTGCTGAACAACAAAGACAATCGGATATATCTTCACAAGTGGACGACAATGATAGTGAGTCAGATGACCAAGACGTTATCTAAATCTATCAAACATAGTGTAGTCCTTGGTGGAGGGGTAGTGCCCTCCACCTTTTTACTACATTCAACAACCAAAAACCTTGGAAAGGAGGTGAGTTAATTGAGTATAACTGTTAAAGTTAGAAATGGTAATTTGGAACAGGCCATGCGTGTACTAAAAAGAAAGGTACAAAAGGAAGGCATTGTAAAAGAGTTAAGAGAAAGACAATATTACAGTAAACCCTCTCATGTTAAAAGAGAAAAAAAGAAGGCTGCCATAAAGAACTATTTAAAGAAAAAACGTAAAGAAGCTAGATTAGAGGGTAGATAGAGTTTATATATAATTATACTAGGCTGTTCGTAAGACCTGGTGTAGCCGAAGACTAAATGATCTCGGTGTCGCTGGAGTTGGTGGTTCTCCGTAAAAAAACCACCACTAGTTTTGTCGGAGTTTGGCGAGAGTTTAAAACCGACTATGTTTTTGGCACTTGCGCCTGGTTTCAGTAAAAAACTAAAGCTGCGGATCTCTTTGGTAGTTTAAGACCCTAAACCGAAACTACCATTTTTTATTATGTTTTTAAGAATACTAAAATACACAGCTGCTACAACCATACTAATTGCAATAGCTCTACACGCTTTTGATATGTACCCTTATAATGTATTTGTACATATTGCTGGTGCAATCATGTGGACTTATGTAGGTTTTAAATGGAGAGAAGGCAGTATATTACTGAATTTTGTACCTCAAATTTTTATTTTAGGTGCAGGATTAGTTTATTATTTTTATGGCTTGTAATTTTAAAGATAATAACTATATAAATAATAATGATACGCTCATAAGAGGTATCATAACATTAACTTTGCTTAATTAAAAGGAGGTTCATTTATGACCAATCACAAAGCAATTCAATCAATTTTTACTAACCTAAGACCGTTTACTGTCGGCTTTGACGAAATGTTTGACCATTTAGATATGGTACACAATCATATTCCGTCGCTGACACAAAACAATTATCCACCATATAATATTGTTAAGACAGGTTCCCTAACTTATGATATTGAGGTGGCTCTAGCAGGCTATGGTAAGAAGGACATCACAGTAAATTATGAGGATAATATCCTAAAAATTGAGTCTGTAAAAGATAAAGATACAAAAGAAGTTGAAGACAATGACGGTGTATTACACAAAGGCATTGCTAAACGAAGCTTCGTTAAAAACTTTACGATTGCAGATGATGTCGAGGTCAAAGGGGCAGAACTCAAAGATGGTTTATTGAAAGTATCTTTAGAGAAAATTGTTCCAGACCATAAAAAAGCAAGAACTATTAACATTAAATAGTTTTTTAAAACAGGTGCCGAAGGAGCATTGACTTTTTTCGGCACTTGTGATATTATAAATAGAATCGTCAGCAAAGTTGGTTGCGACCAATCAGTTGACATAAAACGTATCATTGTTTTCAAAACAATATAACAAATAGAAAGGATAATTATGATACAATATGATCTATATGTCAAAACGGCATTAACAAACCTTAGAACAATCTCAGATAACTTTAGAACAGGAAAATGGATCGCATTTTCTAAATGGTTACAAAGATTAGAACAAGAGAAAAAATGGACAGCCAAAGATAAGAAAAAGGCTAAGTCTTATTTGAATAGATTACTTTCAACGCAAGGTGCTATTCAAGGATTTTTGGTGTGTAACATCGAATTTCTAATATCAAATATCAATCAACAAAAAGAAGATCAACCAAATCTTGCCAACTTATGGGAAGAAATGGTAGATTGGTTGAAAGAAAAACAGGCTCTAGGTGCTACGGACATAGTACTGGACGGTCAAAACAGATTGAAGTTTGCAATAGTAGGCTTCATGTCAAACCAATTAGGTATTAGTCTTAATATCGATGGTGAGGAAAAGAGTAATGTATTCTATAAAGATTTAGATACAGATACTAAAAAACAAGTGGATGAACACCAAGTATTGTTATCAGTTGCCATTGGTGGCGATATCATAAGTGTTGTACAATCACTTATAGCTATTAACGAGGGTGAACCTTGGAGTGATAATGAAAAAAGAAGTGTTACATTAACACCTATCTCTTATCACATTAATAGACTATCTTCACACCCTAGTATTGTTTCACTAAACAAGAAGTTAGGTAATAAAGTATTTTCTGGTGAGAAATATGCTTTAGAGAAGAAAGGTGATATTAGATTTATCGCCGAACACCTACACTATTTAAGAAATAGTAAAGTAGGTTCTGAAACATCTTTAACTTCTATGTACAATGCAAAAGATGAAAACATCAAAGATCAATTAAAAAGATTAGATAAGATGTTTCTATGGGTTGCAAAAAACTTATCTCAAAAACTTATTGATAAAATAGAATCAAAAGAAGTTTATAGAGATTTGTTTTTATTTACAGCAATGTTAACAGATAAAACCGTAACAAATAGTGAAAACATAAACTATACAATACCTTTAAAACAAATACAATCACCAGAAATATATCTGGAGAAAGTTATCGAATCAGTAAAAGAAATGTTAGCTGACCCTAGTCAGTTTCAATCTTCTACTGATAAAAAAGGTAATACTGTATATAAAGTTGCAGACGCCAAACCACAGACCTTTTATGTTTACCACAAGAACTCAGCTGAGGTTGATCTTAGAGGTAGAGAAAGGTTGTTTACAACCACATTCAATAAAATACTGGATGAGTTGGTTGACGAAGGTGCAATTGTAACTGAAAATCCTAGAAAGATTGATAAATTTACCAAAATGCAAGTGGAACAAAAGTATGAGGGTGATATTTACGAGAGATATCCAACTGAAAACTTAGAATCACTTAACGGTAAAGAGATTGACCACTTTGTTTCTGTAAAGAACTTTGGTCAAAATGCTGTTGATAATCTTAATTATACAGCTAAATCGCACAACAGAAAACTAGGTGCAAAATAAAAATGAATATCTGGCCGAAGGAGCATTGACTTTTTCGGCCATTTATGTTATATTAAAACAATGAGCGGATATCGTATAAAAGTATTATGGCAGGTTACCAACTTGCAGACCTTGGGGCAGTACCAAGTATCCGCTCCAATTAATAATGAGGAGAATATATAATGAATCTTTCAAGTGATACTTTGTCTGTACTTAAAAACTTTTCTGATATTAATCAAAATTTGTTGATTAAACCAGGTAGTAAAGTACAAACAATCTCTACAATGAAAAATATTTTAGCAGAAGCTGAAATACCAGAAAAATTTAATAGTGAGTTTGCTATCTATGACTTATCAGAGTTTTTAAGATCAGTAGAACTATTTGATAGTCCTGTTTTAAACTTTAATGGTGGTTCTAACGTAACCATTGCTGAAGAAAAAACAAAACAGAATATTAAATATTTCTTTGCTGATAAATCTGTAGTTGTAGCCCCTACAAAATCTATTAATATGCCAGACAAAACAATTTCTTTTACACTTACAAAAGATAATTTTGGCAAACTTATGAAAGCCACAACGACATTAGGTTTACCTGACATTGCTGTTAGAGGTGATGGTAGTAAAATCAAAATGGTTGCAACAGATAAGAAAAACAATTCATCAAACGAGTATGCTATTGAAGTAGGCGAAACTGATAAAAAGTTTAGTGCTTATTTTAAAACAGAAAACTTTAAAATGGTTGGTGATGATTATGATGTTGCAATATCAGTACAAAAGATATCACATTTTGTTAACAGGAATAAAGCTATTCAATATTGGATTGCATTAGAACCTGATAGTGAATTTTAAATTATGAATAAAGTGGAGTTTATATTATGTCAGAATACTTGTGGGTTGAAAAATACCGACCAAAGAAGATCGAAGATTGTATCCTATCAGAGGATATAAAAGAAACATTTAGTCAGTTTCTAAAACAAAAAGAAATACCTAATCTGTTATTATCCGGTACAGCTGGTACTGGTAAAACTACAGTTGCTCGTGCTTTGTGTGAGGAACTTGGTGCAGATTATATTATTATAAATGGTTCAGACGAAGGCCGTCAAATTGATACACTAAGAAATAAGATTAAGAACTTTGCTTCTACTGTATCATTAACAGAGGACGCCAATCATAAAGTTGTAATTATAGATGAGGCAGATTATATGAATGCTGATAGTGTTCAACCTGCCTTGCGTAATTTTATTGAAACCTTTTATAACAATTGTCGTTTCATATTTACTTGTAACTATAAGAACAAGATTATTCCAGCACTTCATTCGAGGTGTACTGTTATTGACTTTACAATTAAAAACGGTCAAAAGGTAAAAACTGCCAAATCTTTTATGCAGAGAATGTCCATTCTCCTTAAATCTGAAGGTGTGGAATTTGACAAAAAAGTGTTGGCTGAGTTAATTCAAAAGTATTATCCAGACTTCCGTAGAACTATTAATGAACTTCAAAGGTATTCTGTTAGAGGTAAAATCGATAGTGGTATACTCTTTAGTATATCTGAGGCTAATAATAAAGAACTAATTAAGACTTTAAAAGACAAAAAGTTTTCAGAAATGCGAAAATGGGTGGTTCAAAATATAGATAAAGAACCAGCTTCATTGTTTAGAGGTATCTATGATATTCTCTATGAGAACTTAGAGGCCAATTCTGTGCCTCAATCAATATTAATTATTGCAAATTATCAATATAAATCTGCTTTTGTTGCTGACCAAGAGATAAATATGGTCGCTTGTCTAACTGAAATTATGGCAAGTTGCAAATTTAAGTAGGGAATATAATGGCGAAGAAAACATTATTTAGAGTAATGATAGTTAAGTTAAGAATGTGGTATGCAGATATAAGAGGTCATCATGGAAAACGCTGGGATTATGAGCCAGGTGATTGGTATATGGGCAGACATAACAAGATTAAAAAATAGATAATAAGGTTTATATCATGTATGAGTTGAAAGATTATTTAAACGCAATCAATTATTCAAAAGAAAAATTATTAGATACAGACGATTTAACTTGGGAGAAGAAGTACCCTCCTTACATAGTTAATAAGTGTCTTTCTATGCATTGGGATTGCTTAGCATCCGCCAATGAAATCAACACATATCACTTCTTGGACAAGAAGCTGCAGTTTCATTTTTTGATAAATAGTATCCGTAAGAAAAAGCGATTTGGTGGTAAATGGTTATCACAAACCAAATTGAAGAACTTAGAGTATGTAAAAGAGTATTATGGATTTGGGAATGAAAAAGCAAAAGAGGCTCTAACCATACTTACAAAGGAACAAATTGAAAATATAAAAGAGACCTTATCAAAAGGTGGGAGAAAAAGATGAGTGAAGAAATACAATGGTCGCCTGAAAGTATGCTAGAAGTTACAATTAGTCAACCAGACGACTTTTTAAAAGTCAGAGAAACATTAACAAGAATTGGTGTAGCAAGTCGTAAAGATAAGACACTATATCAATCATGTCATATTTTACACAAACAAGGTAAGTATTACATAACACACTTTAAAGAACTATTTGCTTTAGATGGCAAGAAGTCAACTTTAGTGGAAAATGATATTCAAAGAAGAAATACGATTGCAATTTTATTACAAGATTGGAACTTAATTAACATTGTTGAAAAAGATAGAACTGAGAATAAAGCACCATTAAGTCAAATAAAAGTTTTGCCTTATAAAGAGAAAAAAGAATGGACTTTATCAGCTAAATATAATATAGGTAAAAGTAACAATGAAACTGAGGACAATACATCTAGTAGTGCAAATGCATAATGCAAGTACCAAATTTTAAAGATTATATAACAGAAGCTAAAGGCGATAAAAAGTTTTTGCGTCTGCTCATTATTACAGATGAACCAGATAATGCAAAAGAATTTCATACTGCCGATAGACTACAAGAAGAGTGTAAGAAGTTAAACTATCCGTATTATCTATTTAAACTTACAGGTGGTTATACTACATTTGAGGACGGTGTTCGTAAGTTTCATAACAAAGACGACAAAAAAGGTTTTGAAGTTGGTGCTATGACCGTTGCAATTGTGCGTGGTTCTATTACTAGAAAAGATAGTTGGTTAG